ATGTACAAAGAATTGTTTGGATCGTATGATGTTATTCCTTTGTATGACATTGTAAAAAATAATGTAGAAAGAGGTGTGTATGACAAGGATATCTTACTTTATTACACAGAGGAAGAATTCGTCAAATTAAATTCGTATATTAATCATAAAAGGGATGAAAATTTTACCTATGCAGGACTCAGACAAATTGCTGACAAATATCTCTGTCAAGACCGGTCAACAGGTATCATCTTTGAATCTCCGCAATACATGTATATGCTAATTGCTGCGACACTTTTTGCAAAATATCCGCCCGAGACTCGCATGCACTATATAAAACGTTATTATGATGCGTTGTCATTATTCAAAATCAACATTCCTACTCCGGTAATGGCCGGTGTTAGGACACCAGTTCGACAATTTGCAAGTTGTGTGCTAGTTGATAGTGACGATACGCTCGACAGTATTTTTTCTAGTGATATGGCAATTGGAAAATATATTGCACAGAGAGCAGGCATTGGCATTAACGCTGGTAGGATTCGGGGAGTGAACAGCAAGATTAGAGGTGGCGAAGTTGCACATACCGGCGTAGTGCCTTTTCTAAAAAAGTTTGAAGCTACTGTAAGATGTTGTACACAAAATGGGGTGCGTGGCGGTAGCGCAACGGTACATTTTCCTTTATGGCATCAAGAAATCGAAGACATTTTAGTTTTGAAAAATAATAAAGGCACAGAAGATAACAGGGTTAGAAAATTAGATTATTCTATCCAGCTCAACAAAACAATGTATGAAAGACTATTAGCTGGAGAACATATTACATTATTTTCTCCACACGATGTTCCAGATCTTTATGATGCATATTTTAATGATACAGAACTGTTTAGAGAACTTTATGAAAAGTACGAGAGGGCAACCAGCATAAAAAAGAAAAAGATCGATGCGATGGATCTATTTAGTGCTCTAATTAAAGAAAGAGCAGAAACTGGTAGAATTTATATAATGAATGTAGATCACTGTAATACCCACAGCAGTTTTACTGACACCGTTTACATGTCAAATCTATGCCAAGAGATTACGTTACCCACTAAACCACTGCAGCATATTGATGACTGCGATGGCGAAATAGCATTGTGTATACTGAGTGCAATTAACGTTGGCATAATTAAAGATCTTGGCGATTTAGAAGAGCTATGTGATTTGGCTGTAAGAGGTTTAGAAGAAATTATTGATTATCAAAAGTATCCTGTAAAAGCAGCAGAAATAGGTACAAAGGCACGTCGATCATTAGGAATAGGTTATATTGGACTTGCACACTATCTAGCAAAAAATAAGGTAACCTACAGTGATCCAAATGCTGCTGTCCTAGTGCATGATTTAACTGAGGCATTCCAATACTATCTTTTAAAGGCAAGTAATAGGATTGCACAGGAAAAAGGTGTGTGTGATGGTTACAAGAAAACAAAATATGCAAAAGGCTTATTACCAATTGATACTTATAAGAATGATGTAGATACTATTGTTCCAAATCAACTAAAAATGGACTGGGACGATTTACGCAAACAAATAAAAATCTGGGGATTACGACATAGTACATTATCAGCACAAATGCCTAGCGAAAGCAGCTCTGTGGTTTCAAATGCAACAAATGGTATTGAACCTCCAAGAGGGTTTTTATCCGTTAAGAAAAGTAAAAAAGGACCATTAAAACAAATAGTTCCGCAGTATCAAAGTTTAAAAGCATATTACACATTACTGTGGGATATGCCAGACAACCAAGGATATATAAATATCGTAGCAGTGATGCAAAAATTCTTTGATCAGGCAATCAGTGGAAATTGGAGTTACAATCCTACACATTATCCTAATAACGAAGTACCAATGAGCGTTATGATCAAAGATTTAATCACAACCTACAAGCTCGGATGGAAAACAAGTTATTATCAGAATACATATGATTTTAAAATTGATCCAAATGATGTTGAAGAGAAAGAAGAAGAACAACTAATTGCTCCAAAGTTAGAAATACCCGACGAGGAGTGTGAAGCATGTGCAATTTGAAAGGAAAAAAATGAAAACTGTTTTTAATAGAGATAAGATCGATTTTAGTAAGCAACATATGTTTTTTGGTGCTGACCAAAATGTGCAAAGATATGACACTTTTAAATTTCCGCAGTTTGATAAATTAAATCAGACGATGTTGGGTTATTTTTGGCGTCCTGAGGAAGTAAGTTTACAAAAAGACCGTGCAGATTATCAAAATTTCCGACCTGAGCAAAAACACATTTTTACTGCTAATTTAAAATATCAAACCCTGCTTGATAGCGTCCAGGGTAGAGGTCCTTGCCTAGCTTTCCTTCCATATGTATCTTTGCCAGAATTAGAAGGATGTATTGTTACATGGGATTTCTTTGAAACCATCCATAGTCGATCTTATACTCATATTATGAAAAATGTATATGCAAATCCAGAGGAAGTATTTGATACAATACTAGACGACGAAATGATTATTAACCGTGCAAATAGTGTAACAAAATACTACGATGAATTTATGAAACTAGCACAACAATATACACACGATAAGTCAATTGACAAAAAAATACTAAATAAAAAACTTTTCCTTGCGATGATGACTGTAAATATCCTTGAAGGATTGAGATTTTATGTTTCATTTGCATGTACGTTCGGTTTTGGTGAATTAAAATTAATGGAAGGATCTGCGAAAATTATATCGTTAATTGCACGTGACGAAGCACAGCATTTAGCAATTAGCACACATATATTAAAACTATGGATGCAAGGCAAAGACGATCCTGCTATGCAACAGGCAGCAAAAGAATGCGAAGAAGACGTATATGATATCTGGCGAGAGTGTGTAGGCGAAGAAAAAGCATGGGCGGAGTATTTATTTAGGGATGGATCGATGATTGGACTAAATAAAACGCTGTTAGATCAATATGTAGAATATATTGCTAACAGACGGTTGAAAGCACTTGGATATGAAACAATATTTGAGCAACCTGTAAACACTAATCCTCTGCCATGGACAACACATTGGTTAAGCAGTTCAGGTTTACAAGTTGCTCCCCAAGAAACAGAAGTAGAGTCGTATATAATTGGCGGTATTAAACAAGATGTTAACAAAGACGTATTAAAAGGATTTTCATTATGATAGAAATTTTTGGAAAAAGTTCTTGTCCTAAGTGTCACCAAGCAAAAGTTTTCTGTGAAACTAGGAATCTAGATTACGAGTATAAGCAACTAGACAAAGATTTTACAAGAGAACAAATCTTTGAATGGTTTCCAGGCGCAAAGACTTTTCCACAAATTACCATTGACGGTAAAAGTGTAGGTGGGTGTGATCAAATGATTACATACGTAGAAACTATGAATTATCAAAACATTATGCACAAAGGATAAAATGTTAATAGAAGCACCTTATACAACAGGTGATGTAATATCTGTTAGACTCTCGTCGGGAGAAGAAATTGTAGGGAAATTACTAGCAGATGATACCAGTACAATAAAATTAAAACAACCACTTGCGGCAATGATGTCAGAAAAAGGACTAGCTATGATACCTTTTATGCTGACAGTTGATCCAGAAAAGGATTTGACCGTAAGTAAAAACCAAATAGTAATTACTGCAAAAAGTCATAAAGAAGTTGCAGATCATTACTTACAATCAACAACAGGAATAACATTAGGAGTATAAAATGACATTACATGAACAAATAGTACATGCATATACAATGTATATGGCAGAAGCTGCTACCTTTGACAATAAAGGCGTAAAGGCAGCCGCAGCAAGGGCAAGGAAAGCTCTTGGTGATCTAGGCAAATTAACAAAAGATCGCAGGAAAGAAATCCAAGATAAAAAAAATAATATGTAGGAATTAAATGGATTTTTCTGTTGCAATAGCCAAAATACCCGAATTACAAACCTTGCTTGACGAATATCATACTTTTAACAGCGATTGGTCAGTTAAGATAAAAGGTCTAGCCGCAAACGTGAAAGAACCAGCACTGGCTGATAATATATTAGTTTATTTTCCAGCTTTTATGGAATCAACAGCAGTTAATGCAAGTAGATTAACAGCAAACCAATCTCGCTGGAGTTCAATTATGGCTGCGATGGCTGCAAAATGGGCTCTTGAACAGGCAAAACTAAATGAACAATATGCAGAGGCAGTAGAGCTAGATCCGAATTTTGTAATTCCTACATATGTGCATCCCGGCTATTTACAAGCACATTTTGATACAATAAATAATTTTATTGTATCTTTTATAGATACGTTCATTTCTGATCATGAAACAGTAGATAATACAATGACAACAGTAGTTCCAGGCGTGTTGAAAAAATGTGCTATTGTAATGTCTTATAAAAGTGACAATGAGTTAAACGCACTATTAGAAACACCAGGAACAAATTCTATAATGGCTACCTTATCTACTGTGACATCAGATGATCCATATGATTACGTTATAACTATCTATGATTCTTTAGTAAGGACTACAATATCAACATGCGATTCGCAGATATCGACTTTAAAGACTAACTTTGAAACAAATTCCTCAGTAATCGAAGCGGGTAGTTCAACAAGTTATGAAGCTGCTCATGTAGCAATTGAAAATTATACACAAGAACCCTAAAGGAGAAAAAATGCCAGCAGTAGCTAGAATTGGCGATTCGGTGTTGCCAGGTTGCGGACACACAAGTACCATAGTTTCAGGATCAGGAACCACAAACGCAGATGGAATACCTGTTGCTAGGATAGGTGATTCAGTTGCAGGACCTTATAATGCAACTATCACTTCAGGATCAGGAACCACAAACGCAGATGGCATACCTGTTGCTAGGATAGGTGATAGTACTTTTGGGGTCTGTCCGTTAGGTCACCCGAAAGATCCATTTGTAGGCGGCGGCACTATTATTTCAGGATCAGGAACAACTAACGCAGCATAAAGGAAAAAAAATGGCACAAATTAAAGTACAAAAAAGGACAAGGTTCCGTAAAAGAACATCGATAGGAAACAGCGGATATAGCCGTCCTAAGAATAAAGGAATTCGAAGGGCATGGAAAAGATATCGTGGACAAGGCAAATAAATACTTGACAAGGAGAAAATTATGTGTAATAATCCCAACTGTAAATGCGATCCGTGCAACTGCAAAGACTGTAAACCTAATTGCAAAGAGTGCGGCTGCTAACGTAGGAGATTAAGATGCGTGACGGTAAAAACTTGGCTATTTGGTTATTGTGTATGTTTATTATATACATATTAATTTGGTCATTAGAAATTGCTTTACACGTACCTGATCTAAACTAATAACGATGACGCTGAACAAAAGCTGAACTTGGACGCCGG